TATGGTGTTTCGATTTTTCCTGGGAAATGTTTTGCTAACTGGAAGAGGTCCCATGAAGAGATGACCTATTCAGTGGTTGGTTGGATCATTCTGGGGGCTCTGACGCCCTCCATCTCTCTCTGTCTCTGCTTTTGTTCTCTATCGTCCCTTTTCTTCTTGTACTGTTGGATGTGGTTGCTTTGATTGTGATAAGCTTTGAACAGTTACTTTCTCGGCTTTATAGCCTTTGTGTCGGTTTACATGGTTGTTATTTTTAACAAAGATAATAGCGGGCTTATTCTCCATATCTTGAGAGCCTCCATTGAGAGTCATTCTCAATTGTGAATTATCTTTGATTTCAAAGAGATCAACTATGTTAAGTCCTAACTTCTAGTTGATGAAGTCCTCCATGTAGTAACCCTTGCCTGATTCCTTGATGGCATGTCTGTAGATGTCGGTCTTTTTAATTCTTTCTAGATCGACACTCTTTGCTGGAAGTTTGTTGAGTTGTACGAGGATCATGTCCTCCAGCAGATGGGATTATTTCTCAGTTTCCAGAGACATGTGAATGGCTGCACGATGTGCATATGGATCCCTGAGCATGGCAGCATTGCTCTTTGTGTAGAATTGCTTTTGTTGCAAGAGCTTTTACATATCCCTAGAGTATTTCAGTCCCTGTAGAGTTCCGTCAGCTGAATGAAACCATTTGGAGCAGAATGTTATGTCGTCAATTTGTCCAACGTCAGCGGTCTTGAGACATTAGCCTAGTCCAGTAGGAGTCTGTTCGTCTTTAGTCCTCGCTGTGAGCAGCATAATTGAATTGAGGAGTGACTAATAGATGGCAGGATCGCAGAAGAGAACTACGTCATCTCCCGAAGCCATTACGAACATTTGGTCGCTTTTCCATGGGTTTTATACACCAGCGTGTTCTGCATAGTAATAAGTGTAGCAGAGCGATCGAAATGTGTTACCGAGCGTTGTTCTCGTGGATAGTCCAGAGAAGGTTGTACCTTGCATGTCGGTGTACACATAGTTCATCCATGGAGTGTCATCAGTGCGGGGGAAGGATTATTGGAAAAGGGTCTGGATTTCTTCTGGCCATTCTGGACCATCAACCTCTGGAATATGTGT